CTTCTCCAATACCAACTTCTCCATTGCTTACCATATATAGGTCCTAAATCACCCCATTTCCAAGCAAACTCATTATCTGTTTTGATTTTGTTGATGAACTCTTCTTGTGTCAGAATAGCCTTACCATCAATATATTCAATATTTGGTTCCCAATACTTAACATACGCTTTATAAGCATCACCATCCCAAATATGACAATTATTATCAACAAGGTATTTGATGTTGGTGTCACCTCTTAAAAACCATAGTAACTCAGTTACCATTGTCTTCCAAGCCATCTTCTTTGTTGTAAGAAGTGGAAATCCGTTTTTCATATTATGACGGATGGTATAACCAAAGATTGATTTGGTTCCAGTTCCTGGCCTGTCTTTCTTTTCAACACCATAATCCAAAATTGTTTGGAGTAGGTCTGTGTATTGTTTATCTAATGTATTGCTCATATTGTTCCGTTTTCATACTTATTAATCGTATCTTCCAACTGATGAAACATTTGTTTAATTCTCATTCCAAGTTCATATGGGTCAGCATGTTTAACACCTTCCAATGTTATTTTATGATTTGCTTTAAACCATTGTGGTGTCTTTGATTCTGTTTCTTGTCCCCATATATCTTTATACTTTTTGAAACCAACATCATGCATTGTAACCAAACAATCAAATCTGATTTCACATACTCTTGTGGTATAAGCTTCCATTTCGGATACTGGTTTTATTTCTAAATTATCCATTTGATTCACAAGAATGATATTGTTGTTCATCTATTACTTCCTCAATATAAGGCTGATTCTCCAATTTTTCAATAACGATGTTGATTGCTTCAGGATAATGATGTCCTCTATCAGGTGTAAGATATATTGCTGTAAGTCCTAACACTTCATTATTAATATAATGTCTGTTCTTACCTTTACCATTTACTATTTCGTGGTCCATTGATACATCATTCCAATCTTCTAATACAAGTTGGTTTCCACCTTTTATTTTGTGGTGCAATCTCACAATATTGTTGTGACTAAAGTTTTTAATAAATTCTCCTAGTTTCATATTTTTTCAGATTTTCTCCAATATCTTGGTTCAAAAGCACTACCTGCAGCTGTTGCCATTTCTTCATTACTTGTTTTATTCAATACCGCAACATAACAATTACCTCTTTGAGATTCAAGTATTTTTTCAACTTCCTTCTCAGAATACAGTTGTCCTTGTTCTTGACGATACATTGATTCCAAGTTTGACACTTGTACAACCATATTCTTTTTAAATTGTTTAATTCTTCCAACGATTGAGTATGTCTCATTATTCTCATCCAATCGGGTAACTAACAGGTCATCCAAATACATATGAACCACCTCCAAATCTTCCTTCAGTGACTCAATCTTATTGTCTCTAATATCCAAGTCAGATTGTTTGATTGTTGTCTTTGGCTCAACATAGTTTTTAACTGCAGACTCAATTGATGCAGTTAAGAAATTAACTATATCAGAAGCGTAGGAATACCCATGTGATGTTGATACCTCAACTTCCCAATCACCACTTTTAATTTTTACTATTGTCATAATTTTTCATTTTTTTATTTCCCACTTCCTTGCAAACTCATCATCGGTATTAACTTTATTAATGAATTGTTCTTTTGTCAAACTCTCCACCTGTCCGGTCATTCCTGCAATTATTGCATATCTCTCATAAACCTCGTCAATAGTTCGTTCCGTTCCCATACTTTTCTCTAAATTTATCGTTAAACCTTAATTCGTGTAAAAACCAATCATAACTTGGAACATCATCATAACCTGCGAACTCATCTTTATATTTTAGATAAAGGTCAAAGGTTGATGTTTTTATTTCCACTTCCGTATCAACATCTGTTGCCAATATCCTGTCATTTAAACTCTCAATCTTTTTTAGAACATATTGTTCCAAATCTTCAGAAACTTCCAAATACTTATTTCTTAATCTGTGAAATTCATCATCATCAACATCTATAAATGATGAATAATGTTTGAAACAATAGTGGAAACCTTCTGTGTTCATTCTATAACGAACCATTTCAAAGTCCTCTAATTGGTTCTCCAATTTTTCTATTTCTGTTATCATAATTCGTAAATTAATTCATCGTATTTTTTATCGTAAGCCGCTTTCATCTCATCTGTAAATTGCTCGTATAAATTTTCCATAACCCACTCATCCATAAGGTATCCAACCTTCAAATCTTTAAGGTATGACTCACAGTAACTCCCATCAGGACTCATCTGACACATAGTTGCTTTACAACAACCATCTTCACCACAACCTGAACACACAGGACAATATGGAGAGTAGTTGTCTTCCTGAATTTTATCAATTGACTCTTTTAATTCATTGCCCAACTTTGTTTTCCATTCTTCAAAGGTAAGAGTTGAGCCAGGATTCTTTTCCAAAAAATTCCAATATTGTGTTTCAAGTGATGCCATATTAGATAGAGAATAAAGTTACAAAAAATGTAATTGTGAAAACAATAATCATAATAGCCAAACCTGTCAAATCGGTTTCGTTATTTTTTCTATTCATATTATTCAAAGACTTGTATTTTAGTTTCAACTTCCTTTAGTTCAGTCCAATTACCTAAGTATGTAACTGCTCTCACCTTACGATTATCAATCCAAATGTATTCCTGACCATCTTTAATTCTTGGTTTATCCATAACCAGCCCGTGATACTTAAATCCATTATCTTTTAACCAAGTTTCAGTAACATTTCTATCCTTACTTTCACGTGCAGTGAAAAATGTTATCACATTTCCCTCGTCATACCACTTATTAATTATCCTTAATGCATCAGGATAACACTTTGCCGTTGGGTATAAATGTGACTCCTCATTTTTTATGTCATCACATATTGTTCCATCAATATCAATTAAAAAAACTCTATTCATCGTATTATATTTATTTCAGATTCAGTTTCAATAATCACACGAGCGCCACAAGACAATAACGTTTTATCGTTACCACCATACACAACACGACTAGGTCCCAAGATTTCAACCTCAGAACAATACGTGTTTTTTCTACCCTCTTTAATGGTAATGACTGGGTCCAAAGAATTGTTCTTCTTGTTGGACCTTATCTTGTGTTGATTGACGTGGATATACTTCTTCACGTCACAAAGATAGTTAAGAATTAACGAGCAATCAAATAAATGAATAATAAATTAACAATACCCGAACCAATTGCAACACCTCTCCATTTCTTTTTTCTATCAGTTTGGATTTCAAGTTTCTCTTTTGTCTTAGCATGTTCAATAAGTTCGTTATTATACTTCTCTTTCAATCTGTTAGCCTCAGATTCCATATCAGTAAATAACTTATTCATATCAGCATTTGCCTTCTGTTCAGCCTTTAACTGATTATCACAATTATCTTTATAGATATAAAGCTGCTCAATCTCTTTCTTTTGAGCCTTTTCAGTTTTGATAATAGTCAATAATAACAACTCTTGTTGTTTGTTGAAGAACACACCTGTGTCACCTTCATATACGATTCTATGGGGCTTCAAAACTTGACCAAACGCTGTCACGTTGAACAAGATTAAGCTTACCAAGATTACTAATTTCTTGAGCATTTTGTTCCTTAATGTATTTTATTTTGGTGATAACTTCACCTTGTTTATTATCATAAGCAATTCTCAAGTCAGTCATTTGTTTGTTCAAACTATCAACCTGTGAACGAAGAGCATTTATCTTTGCTCCGTCTTCAATAGTTACGGTAATTGGTTCCCTATTCATTAGGACACCAACATATATTCCCATAACAATTACAATAACTCCTAATAGGATTTGTGACCAGTATTTTTTTAAGACATCTTTCATTTTCCAATAACAATATCATTATAATTTAATGTATCCATACCTTTAACGTCGTCTTGAACTTCGTCATATAAATAAGTTTTTACAACCGATATTACACTTTGTTCACACTGAGCAATTTTAGATTCCATCCAATCTTCCAACTGGTCGTCATCTGACATTTGTTCCCACATCTTATAAGCCAATGTTGCAATCGTAAATAATTGTTGTTTTGTCATATAACTACCATCCTTATCCTCTTTGATTGGTTTTGTATTTTTTGAGTCCATCAACATTTTTAGCTGCTCCTCAGATATTACAATATTCGCCATAGTTTTTATTTGATAAATATCCCTGAAAATAAAAAAAAGGGGAATTACTTCCCCTTTTGAGCCCGACTTGGATAAGTCGCCCACCACTTGGTTTTTCTAAACCAAGAAACTAAACCTGTGTTTCCATTTTTGATTTGGTAATAATCATGTCTGAAACTGTAAAATATTCAGTGTTTGTTAATACAATAGAATCTTTTAAAAAACGATAAGGAATGTTAACCAACCAATCAGTCCCATTAAAGAAGGTTAAGTCATTACTCAAACTCAAACATCCGTTAATCATTTTTAAGAATAATTTAAACTGCGTTTGGTCAATGAATGTTTCGTTCAATAAGGTCCCAAACTTTTCGTTTTCTATTCTAACTGTATATTTATTATTATTCATAGGACAAAAGTAATATAAAAAAATCATTTGCACAAGAAAAAAGAGAATATTTATTTAAGATGCCAATTTATCCGAAAATATTAGATAGAATCCAAAGCGTGATGGAGCAATATAACTACCCATCAAAAGAATTTGTCAGAAGAATGATGAGTTTAGAGTTCACTAAACAAAATTTTATAAACTTTGCTGAAGAAAATAATCTACTATCCGAAATATTTGAAAAACCAATAATGGTATCCATTGACGGATTAGAGGACTCATTCATTGAAATTAAAGTCACAAGTTATAGTATAACTGAAACTAAGAATGATAAATTTCTTTTATGTTATGATTTTGAAATTTTAAATTCATCTATAGTTGTTGGCAATTCAAAACCATTACCAATTTTTGAATTTATGAAATCATCTCAAAGTGATTTTGTAAAAGAACATGTGAAGACATTATTCGTTGAATCTCTTAAAGAAAAAATGAAAGACGAATATTATCTACCTTTTATTTTTTCACCTGATGTAATAATTGATTAATAAATATTAATGATATGTGTAAATTAACTGATACCGATGTGACCTTAAAAAACCTTGTAGTACCTGTTTTTGAAAACGGTACAGTTAAAGAAGTTAAATGTGATTTTCACATAACTCGTTCAAGATATTATCTTTCAGATGAATATGATAATAAAGATACCTTATCAATTCATGGAGAATTAAAAACAGAACAAAAAGAAATTTCTAAATGTGAAAATTTCAGACATTCTCTGAAACATAAGTTAATTGACAAACTTGGTCTTAATGAATTTAGAATATTTGATGTTGACCAAGTTGATTTGAATCTTTAATATAGCCTGAGATTATAGCTTTATTTTGAGAACCTTTTGAAGGATTATTGTTTCCCTTCGTATCCACTTCCTTTTGAGAAGTATTTCTCAGTGACGGTCTTTTAAGTATACCACTCTTTGAGGTTTGAATTACTCTATCAGTACTCAACTCTTTCCGAGGTTGCCACCCCAGTTCGTCCTTGCGGGACTAAAGGTCTTTCGTAACAATACACTTTGACTTGGGGTCTCCGTGTGCAATGAACGGCTCATTACTATGTAGTCACCTTTCACTCAAACCTGATGGACACTTTTCCTTAATGTATTTTTAATTAATTGGATAATTTAAATTCCATTTAGTTTTGTGTCGTAGATGTGTCAGAGTAGTGGTCCACCTTAAGCTCCGTTTCCTTTTGAGAAACGAAATACTAAACTACTCCGTGAAGTGTCCCCACCTCCATATTCCAAGATTACTTCATAAAGAGACCTTGGTAGGTCTTCCTTAGGGATAGTAGCGACACCACTCGTTCTCTATCTTACCTTTCGGTTTTAAGTCCTCTATCATATTGGGACCCGCAATAGTGTAACTGGATGGTCACATTTCTTACAGAGTTCCTATGGGTTATTCTTATCGTTCTTCCGAACTCAACTTGAGAATCTACTTTCCCAAGTCACCCAACCATTTTCCCTACGAAGTTATCCTCGGTACTTACGGTGTGGTGATATCCCACTTGTGTACTTGAGTTCAATTCCCCTTACGGGGTTTCAAACCGCAGTCTCCTCAACACAGGGGAGACCACTTTATCCTACTTTCGTAGTTTATTTAAGGACCATACACGGCCCATTATCGTTTATCAGTTACACTCAAGCTGCGGACTTTCTGCCATTTACTCGGTGGATAATATCACCGACACTTTGTGTTTCCTGAACGGATAATCTTTTTGTTTCAAAGAACGCTTTTTCAAAAAGAGAAGAAGGAGGAATCTTTACAACCTACCGAAGTAGGAATCTTTACAACCTCTTCATCTCAAATCTTTTACAAACTTACGACTTTTTTTTCTTTCTGTCAAGTAGTTTGTGAACTTTTTTTTTGATTTAACTACCGAGTATCTTTCATCCCCTATGAGTGTTAAATCTTTTACAAACTTACGGCGAATATTCCGTAGTGTCAAATAAATATATCAAAAAAATCAAAAGTTTAACACATCAGTTAAAACTTCCTTAATACCTGATGACATATTAAGTCCTTTAATTTCTTCTAAAGTCATATAAGCGCACTCTGTGTGTTCAAAACCATCCGCTGCTCCATCTAAATCCGGAATGATTTCAGTATCGGTTTTAAAAATAAAGACATGTAAAATTGTTTTTACCTGTCCTAACTTATTATAACGATTAATTCTAGATAAAGGTTTAATGACACCATCAACACTAACACCCATCTCTTCATAGAACTCTCTATACGCAGCATCCTTTGGGTCTTCACCTTCTTCTATACCACCCATAGGTATTGCCCATTTTGATGGTTCATTAATTTCGACAGCTCTCTTACAAACTAAACATCTGTTATTTACTTTTACAATTATTCCTGCACTTTGTTTCATAATACTATTTATATATAACTATGTTTGTAATAATAAATAAAGAAATTTTTAAAGTCAAAGTTTGTAAAACCAAATCTGAAACTCAAAGAGGGATGATAGGTCGTGAATTTATCGGATTTGATGGTATGCTATTTTTAATGGGTAAAGGTGAACACAGTTTTTGGATGATGAACTGTATTATTCCTTTGGATATTATCTTTATAGATGAAAACTATAAGATAACAAAAATACACCACAACTGTGAACCATGTGAAGATGAACTTTGTCAAAGTTACGAAGGTTCTGGAACCTATGTTTTAGAAATAGAAGGTGGTCGTTGTCAAGATGAAAATATTGAAGAAGGTGATATCTGTAAGTTTTTAATTAAAGTTTAAACTTTCTTACTTTTACAATTATTCCCGCACTTTGTTTCATATATACTTATATTTATAAATAGGTGAAAACTAACTAATGAAAAGACTTTCTCAAATTTCTATTTTAAAAAAATTGGTTCTTGAGTCGATTAACCAACCTGAAATTATTTTTGAGGGCGATTTGAGTGTAAGTCCAGGTTTAAGAATATGTCTTTACGATAAGGACAAAAATATGATTGGTAGTACTAATGTACTTGACTATGATTCATCAATTGGGTTGGACCCTGATATTAATAGATTTAATAATAAAAAGACGGAATATTGTAGAGAGATGTGTGACGATAATTTTTTTAATGGTAAAAACTCCGTTTATTTACATAGTTTATTTGTGGATGAAAATCATAGAAACAGAGGATATGCCGACATTCTAAAAAATGAATGTCATGAAATTGCCAAATCTAGGGGTTTTGATTACGCAACTTCAATAGTCAGTTTAAAAAATGAGGCATCACAAGAGTTAAACAAAAAACATGGGTACAAAGTACACCAAACAAATGGGTTTAAGGATTTTTTCTATAAAAAATTGTGAATAACTCAATTCTTTGAAGACTCAATTTTTTCTTGTAGGACACTAACAAATCTATTCTGTAACATCTTTAAGAATTTAATATAAGGTGAATCTTCTTTTTCAGACTCATACTTGTACTTACCTTGTGGTGGTCTCTTACTTCTTCCAATATAGTTTAATCCTGATATATTTGTAATACACTTGTGTCCACCTGAATTGGCTTGGATAACTTCCCATACAGGAACGGTAACACCATCTAAAACACTCCATTCTTCTTCAGTCAGTTCAGTTGATTTCTTTTCCATCAAAGATTTAATATCCATAAGTGTTTTAACACCATCTTTCTCATCCAAGTATTTGTCTCCGTATATTGCAGCAAAATCCTTAAAGGTAAATCCAACTGATTCTTCTTTCGCAGCAGTTTCAGAAACCCACTTGATTGTTGATAATGGGACTTGTTTTTCTTTTAATTGTGATTCCCAATGTCCCAATACTTCTTGAGCAATCTCTCCCAAGTTAACACCTTTAAGTTCTCTTTCTTTTTTAAAAGGGTTACATGATGCCTGTAATAAACCAAGTGGCCAAGCAATAACAAGGAAGTCAGCATCAGGGTTGTTTCTAAATGGGGTATATCTATCATATGAACCAGGTCTCATCATACTTCCACCACCATACTGAACGATGATATTATCTTTAACCTGAACATTCTTATGTCCTTTCATTGTCTGAACGTAATCTTCTTTGTTTTTCTCTAATGAAGATATATCAGCATATCTGTTTGTCTTCATTAATTCCTTAATCTTATTGAAGATTGAAAGAAGTGAAGGTTTACAATCTAATACTAATGTCTCTAAAAATCCTGGTTTACTTTTGAAAGCCAACAATAATTTGTTGGTAACCAAACCTAATAACATTCTATTTTCTTTAGCACTCTTTTCTTTTGATGTACCATAAACATAATTCATCACCATTTCAGGTGTAATGTTTTTGGAAGCGTAATCAGCACTATCAACCATAGATATTGTCGCAACATCTTCTGGTGTGAAAATTTCAGAAGCCGGGACAATCTGTGAAAGAGTTTCAACATTTGAACGAGCCCCTCTGAACTGAGTTGACTTAGTTTCGTCAGCTCCGGCTTGTCTGTCGTGGTGGTCGGTATGAACCACGAACATTGGTTTTCCGTGAGCAAAGTCAACAAGAACTGGCATAATTTCACCTTCAGCATCCGCCTTCTTAACCGCAAATTCTTTATCTCCGTATTGGATTACTTCAACATCAACAACTTTAATTCCATTGTCTTCCAAATACTTTTTCATTGCTAATGCAGTTGCAACACCATCTAAATCTTGGTGAAAGTATATCTTCGCTTTGCTGTATCTATTAGAAAGTTCTTTTATGTTTCTAATACCACCTTCAGAAATTATCTTTTTCATTAATAATAAATATTATAACAAAAAAAAAGTTCATCATTACGATGAACCTTTTAAAGTAAAAAAGTAATATACCTCTATTTTAAAGTTAACAAGTATTTCAACTGGTTAATTTCCGCTAACATTTCGTCTCTAATGTTTAATAAATCTGAGTCCATCTTTGGGTCGTAGCTTTCAGACAATCCCACCAAGTATTCACATACTAAATTAATAAACTCAGTTAACTCAAGTTCTTCAATATCTCTACCCGCTAATGTATAACCGCCTGTAAAACTAGGTCTTCCGTGTTTACCCATACAAACTTCAACAAACTTATCAATCAAATCATCAAGTGAATCATAAATACGCCCATAAGCCTCATGTCTTGAGAATGATTTTGTTTGCCAGTGTAGTATTCTAAACTGAGTTTGTGTTTCTAGTAAAAATTTAACAACTTCCGAATTTTTCATAATAACATTTAATTATAAATATACAAATAAATAAAAAAACGGAGTTTATTGGACTCCGTTTTCAAATTGTAACTTCTGTTGGTTCTTTTGGTCAACAAAACTTTGTATTCGTTGTTTAGCAATTTCACAATAGTTTTCACTCAATTCAATACCAACCCATCTTCTGTCATGAACAACTGCTGCCACACAACTGGTTCCTGAACCATTGAAAGGGTCTAAAACAATATCATTTCTATATGATAATATCTTAATTGCCTTTTCGGGAATATCCATCGAGAACGTTGCCTTTGTTAATGAACGAGTGTCAGCAAAGTATTTCCATTGTCCAAACACCAATTCCATGAACTCTTTCTTATCTTGTTCAGAATAAGCAACTTTGTTCTTTCCCTCTTCAGTTAGATAAGGTTCACCTTTCCATTGTGGTTCACCTTTAATTTTCTTAATATGAACTTTCTTATAAGCAAGAATAACACACTCTTTTGGGTTATAAATGTAAGGTGCCGATGGACTCATCCAAGAACCCCAAGCAGTTGTCTTACTTCTATGTGGCGAGTCTTCTTCAAGGTCAACAATACCGTAGAACTTAAACCCAACTTTTTTCATCACCTGATATATCTCAGAGGCAAAGAATACTCTACCACCACGAGCTTGTACATTTACCTCATATGGTATGTTAATAGCCATTCTTCCATCGTCTTTAAGTAAACGATAAGCCTCCGTTAACCATTTTTCAGACCAATCCCAATATTCATCCATAACAATCTCATCATTATGTGTGTCGTATTGGATACCCACATTATATGGTGGTGACGTTACAACTAAATCAACCCAACCTTCAGGCATCTCTTTCATTACATCAATGGTGTCACCATTGATTACCTTATTAATATAATTCTCAATCATTCTGTAATTTTTCTATCTTTTTTTCAATATACCATATAGCTTTCTTCAGGTCCTGAACCACATTGTCTTTCTTACCAGCACGTGATAGGTATTTGACCGCATTACCCAAATAAAAATCTTTATCTAAACCCCAAGCATCAATGACTTTGATAGCTTCATATGGATTATCTTCACCACCATAGTGTGATGGGTGATTAACCATTTCTTTTTGTTCTGACATAATATTCTTTTCCATATTTACTTTCTTCAAGTATACCCTCACTTACAAGTTTTTCAATTCGTTTTCTTGTTTCGTCGATTCCAACTCGTAGGATATAATCACAAATGTAATTGATATGAACTGGTTTTTCAAGTTTTCTTAACAGAACTTCATACGGGTCTATATTGTTTCTCATACTCTTTAAATTTTTTGGCAACGTCGTTATTTGTGAAAATGATTGAATCGGCTTTGAGATAATGATTAATAATAGTTAAATCTTTTTCTAAACTTTTGATTTGTTCTTCTCCTATTATTTTTTTGTTGAATCCCATATAACAAATATATTAATCTTTTTTTAGATTTACAATTGTTTTTTTCTGAACTATGTAACTTAATACCTTTCTTTTAAAGATTGGTAGGAGTGTATTTTCAAATGGTAGGTCGTTGGAAGACAT